ATGAGTCAGACGAAGATGAGTCAGACGAAAATGATGAAGAAACTACTGAAGATGTCACTACCGACGAAGACAACCAGGAAGGTACTGAAATGACCCACAATGTGTTTGAGAAGGATGGTGCGAAAACCTCGGCGCCGTCTCTTACTCATGACCAGCTGAAGACGATTTTTGAAGACGCCCAGAGGCATGGGTCCTTCAAGGAGGCTTTCCTTCAGCATGCTGTGACCTACGGCATCGAGAACATTGATCTTCTGTTCCCGGATGCTAAGACTCTTGCTAACTCGCCTGAGCTTGTTAGCCGGAGGATGGAGTGGGTGACGACTGTTCTGAGCGAGACGAAGCACTCTCCATTCTCTCGGATCAAGTCTCTCTCTGCGGACATTACCCTGGATGATGCTCGTGCCAAGGGTTATGTTAAGGGAAGTCTGAAGAAGGATGAGTTCTTCGCTCTTTCTCGTCGAGTTACCACCCCGACCACCATTTACAAGAAGCAGCGGCTGGACCGGGATGACATCATCGATGTTACGGATCTGGATGTTGTTGCTTGGTTGAAAGCTGAAATGCGTGTCATGCTCGATGAGGAAATCGCTCGTGCGATTCTGATCGGCGATGGTCGTGAGGCGGATGACGAAGACAAGATTAATGAGCTGAACATTCGACCGATTGCTCGGGACGACAACTTCTATGCTCACCAGGTCGTTGTTGCTTCTAACGTGACTGGCGATTCGTTCGTTGAGGCTATCGTTCGGGCTCGAGTGCACTACAAGGGTTCTGGAAACCCGACGTTGTTCTGCTCGGAGGCAATTCTTACCGATCTGCTTCTGGTGAAGGACAAGCTTGGTCGGCGTATTTACGCCACCGAGCAGGAGCTGGCTTCGGCGCTTCGTTGCGAGAAGATTGTTCCGGTCCCGATTCTGGATGGCGAGACGACCAATGGTGGCGAGCTTCTTGCAATTCTTGTCAACCTGTCTGATTACACCGTTGGTGCTGACAAGGGCGGCGTTCTGTCGATGTTCGATGACTTTGACATTGACTACAACCAGTACAAGTACCTGATTGAGTCTCGACTCTCTGGGTGCCTCACCAAGCACAAGACTGCTCTGGTCATTTCCAGGGCTGCTGGCACTCTGGTTGTTCCTGGCACTCCGACCTTCGTTGAGGGTACTGGCGTTGTGACGATTCCTAATACGGCGCACGTGACCTACTTCATGGACGGCGTTGAGGTCTCTTCCGGTGCTCAGACTGCTATCGATGCTGGCGAAACGGTTGAGGTGACTGTTACGGCTAATGACAATTACTACTTCGCCGCAAACACCACCGCTTCTTGGACCTTTACTCGTCCTATTAGCTAAGGATGATATATGACAAGGTTCTTCGGAGTTGTAGGTTATGGTGCGTCTGAAGAGACATCGCCCGGAGTATGGAGCGATGTAATTACTGAACGTGAGTATTATGGCGATGTTACATATACTTTGCGTCGGCTTCAAGAAGCAGACAAGCTTAATGATGATATTGTCACTTCGAATGCCATCAGTATCGTTGCCGATGCCTACGCTTTAGAAAACTTTGTTGATATTCGGTATGTGAATTGGGCGGGGACTTTGTGGACTGTGACTACGGTCGAGGTACAGAGTCCCCGCCTGATCCTCAGGTTGGGAGGGGTTTACAATGGACCAATTCCTATAATCGAGCCCGAGCCCGAGCCTGATCCTGGGGAAGGAGCCTAAAAATGTCGACCCCAATTCCTGATGAGGAAACCGAACAGTCGACTCCTCGATTGGAACTTCAGGACCTGCTTGAGACATTGCTGGGAAGTCAATACGTATATTTCCAACCGCCAGCAACACTTCGTATGCAATACCCTTGTATTGTATATGCTCGTGACCGAATGGACACTAAGTTTGCGAATAACAAAGCTTATGCACGCAAAACTGGCTATCAGGTAACGTATATTGATAAAAACCCAGATAGTGATGTCCCTGATAAAATAGCTGAGCTTCCGTTGTGCTCACACAAAACATTTTTCACTGCGGATAATCTAAATCACGATGTATTTACACTATTCTTCTAGAATGGAGACTTAAATGGCTGCACTTACTTGGGATGCTCTTGGTGAACGGTTTTACGAGACCGGTGTTGACAAGGGTGTTCTTTATCTTATGAACGAATCCGGTGTGTATGACAAAGGTTACGCCTGGAATGGTCTGGTTTCGGTAACGGAATCTCCTTCTGGCGCAGAGTCGACTGCTCAGTTTGCCGACAACATCAAGTATCTGAACTTGGTGTCCGCGGAGGAGTTTAGCGCTACGATTGAGGCTTTTACTTACCCGGACGAATTTGCTGTTTGTGATGGTTCCGCGGCGCCGCAAACTGGTGTTCTCCTTGGGCAGCAGCAGCGTAAGATGTTTGGTCTTTGTTACAGGACCAAGATCGGAAATGATGTGGAAGGTGCTGAGCTTGGCTACAAGCTTCATCTCATTTATGGGGCTCAGGCGGCCCCTACTGAGAAGGCGTACTCCACGGTTAATGATTCTCCTGAGCCTATCACCTTTAGCTGGGAGATCAGCACCACTCCAATGGTTGTTACGGACTACAAACCGACGTCGGTTATCACCATTGACTCTACTAAGGTTGATGAAGACGCCCTTGTTGAGTTGGAAGATCTTCTCTATGGGAAGACCGGAACCCCGGGAACGACGGCGGCTCTTCCCACTCCAGATGCGGTTATCGCTCTGTTTACTCCGGCTGGACCGTAATTTCATAGAAAGAGAGACTAGAGAATGCTTGTAATAAAGGTTCCGGGAATTGAACTATTCGACGAAGTTTTACAAGTATTTGTCAACGCCGAAGAGTTTGTGTTGGAGTTGGAGCATTCTCTGGTCTCTCTTTCAAAATGGGAGTCAAAATTTGAAAAACCTTTTTTGGGGTCTGAGGAAAAAACAGACGAAGAAGTCTTTGCCTACATTGAGGCGATGATTCTTACAGAGGAATATCCATCGGATGTTCTAACTCGTTTAACCAAAGAAAACATTCAGCAGATTAATGAATATATAGAATCTAAGATGACTGCTACTTGGTTTAATGATAAACAAAAGCCTAAAAAGAGTAATGAAGTTATTACAGCTGAATTAATCTATTATTGGATGATTTCATTTAACATCCCAATTGAATTTCAACATTGGCATTTGAATCGGTTATTTACATTGATTAAGATCTTTAGTGTTAAGAATGCTCCCAAAGAAAAGATGTCAAAGCGAGATCTCCTTGCGCGGAATAGAGAGTTAAATGAACGGCGAAAAGCGGAACTTGGAACTACTGGATAGGAGGCACTTATGGCCCGCCTTCAATGGAACCAAGAAATAAAAAAGAAATACGCACTTGGTTTGGATCGAGGGGTTCTTTATATAGATGATGAGTTGGCCGTTCCTTGGAATGGTCTTATCGGTGTTACGGAAACACCTATAAGCGAATCTGTTGAATCGTATTATTTCGATGGTGTAAAATATTTTGATAAAACACATCAGTCTGTTTATCAAATGAATATTACAGCATTGACTTTTCCTGATGAATTTATGGAAGCTATCGGACATAGATCTTTAGTTCCTGGGTTTCTTTTAACCAAACAAGAGAAAATAAAGTTTAATCTCTCTTATCGAACTAAGATTGGAGATGGTCTAGGTTATCAGATTCATTTAGTTTATAACGCGATTGTGAAATCATCTGACATTTCAAACGAAACGCTTAAAGACACATCCGATTTCGAAACACAGTCTTGGATTGTGGACACTGTGCCTTTATCATATGCTGATCACAGCCCTTCTTCATATATAGTGTTCAATTCTATTGATACGGACCCTAAAGTTCTTTTATATTTAGAAGCTTTAATATATGGGTCAGAAGATAGGATTGCAAGGCTACCAAACATGTTTGAACTTTCCAACATATTTGAATATTGGAAGCCAGTCAAAGTTAATTATGATCCGTCCGGTTTTTCAATATTATCACCCGAGTTTGGCGATTTATTTAGAACAAGATTAGATGGAATTTTTATACACAATATGATGGAACGTTTAAAATTAACGTCTACTTCGGGCTTTTACAGATTGGAGCCATAAATGTCATATGATCTTTTTCCTGCCGTTGACGCAGACTTTAATTTTCCAGAAGAAGTTCGTGTTCAGTTAGCTAAAAGCGAGCAGCTTAGAAATCTTGTTATTCCTATGACTGAAGAAACAAGAGATGCTTTAACTGAAGACGAGAAGTGGGTTGGTCGAACTATATTTAATACCACAACCCAAGCATTAGAAAGCTTGAAGGACACTGGATATTGGGTGTCTTATCTAGATGAAACTTATTCTTTCCCGCAACCACCTCCGTTCTGGGATGAGAACTTTGATGTTCCCGATGAAGTTCGTGCCCGATTAGCTATTAGTCCAGAGCTTCGGAATATGATTGTTCCTATGTCCGAAGCTGAACGAGATAGTTTACCAGAAACAGAAATCTGGAATGGTCGAACTATTTACAATACTTCGCTTTATAGACTTGAGGTTTGGATTGATGCTCTAAACCGATGGGTTTATATACTAGACGACACTTATGTTCCGACACAACCATCGTGGGGTACTTGGGAGCCGGTTGTCTCTAGTAGTTTAACTCTTACTAACGCAAACATGATTAAGAATTATACAAGTTCCGGTCGATTTATTAAAACAGATTCTACAACTTATTGTGGTTTTACTATTTCGTTTACTGATGATTGTGTAACTTCTGCTAATACGTTAGAGAGTTTCTATATTGGGGCTCCGTCGGGAGCAAAGCCTAGCGGTTGGGGTTCTGACTATTTTTTGGGTAACGTTGTTTTAGATCAGTTAGCTGTTGGTGGCTCTATACGTTTGGGGGCTCTTAAGGTTAAGGAAAGCCCATATTATCCAAACAATTCAAAATTTCCTTCTGGTTATTTTGAATTATATTACTATGATTCGTCTTCTAACTTGTTGCCTGTTACTTCTTTAGCTCCACAATTATGGACTAATGGTTGTAAAATACATGGTTCAATTCATTATACGTGATCTATTATATTAGGAGTTATTGTGGATAGTGTATTTTTTGCGGGCCTTGACGAGACTAAGAATTTTCCTTTAGAAATTAGAGAACAACTTTCTAAAAGCTATGAGTTAAATTCCACCATAAAACCGATGACGAAAAGCGAAAGAGATAATTTAAAGGCTGCGGATCGGTGGCCTGGTAGAGCTATCTATAATTTGACTAAAAAAGCTATCGAAATATGGCATGAGGATTTGAATCAATGGGTTCTGTCTCTAGATCAAGAATATACCCCGCCTCCACCAAAACCACCCTGGGACGACTCTTATACTTTACCAGAAATTGTCAGATCTCGAATTAGTGAACACGAAGAGTTTAAAAACAAAATTGTTCCAATGACGCAAGCTGTTATCGATTCTTTATCACCAGAAGAAATTTGGGCTGGCCGAGTTATCTATAATATATCAACGAAAACGCATCAGCTCTGGGTTGTTAATCCTTGGGGTTTTGGTACTTGGATAGATATTTTAAATGATACTTATGTTCCGCCTAATGAAAATAAAAGTTGGATGGACTGGGACCCAGTTCCTAAATACGAAAACAACACCGACATACCGTTTCTTGACTGGCAATCGTACACTCGAGCTGGTTATATAAATCAAAACGGACGTATAAATCTTTACGTTCGATTTTATCTTACCAATGGACAATCGTCCGACCCTCTATCATTAGCTGAAACTGGTATGCTTATCAAATGCACTTTACCGGTAGCAAACGCAACGCCGGTTGGGTTAATGCATATTGGACGGTGTGGTTTAAGTTGGTATTCCATTTCTCAGGCAAAACATTTGACTTCAGGAGGAATTACTACTGTAAGTGGTGGAAGTCAACATATGTACTTTCGTTACTTAAAAGGTAGTGGTGATGTTTCTGAATTAGTTGCCGATGATAAACCCGACTATTCTTACCTTATGATTGACGCTACTGTAGCATACGAAGCTTAGTCTTGGTTTCTATATTTGATAAGGAGGACTCTTATGGCTTTAATCTCCTGGGATGAAACCACAAAACATCTGTTCAACGCTGGTATTAATCAAGGCGTTTTGTATGGAGAAGAAAACAAAGGGGTTTCCTGGAATGGGTTAATTTCGCTTGATGAAACAGCAAACGAAGACACCACAACAACACATCTTGATGGTGTGAAAGTTGCAACGCGACATTCTAAAAGTGATTTTCAGGCAACACTAACAGCTTTTACATTTCCGGATGAATTTCTTGCATATCAAGGAATTGACTTTATTGAGAATTCAGGAATGATCATCACTGGTCAGACTTCGAATACTTTCTGCTTATCTTATAAAACTCTGGTTGGAAATGATGTAGAAGGAACGGAGTTTGGATACCAGATTCATATTCTGTATAATTTAGTGGCAGAACCCCAAGATGTATCATATTCTACCATTTCTTCCAATGTAAGTCCAACGACTTTTGGTTGGAAGCTATCCGGAACTCCTTCATTTATACCAGATTTTCATCCAACCTCGCATATTATCATCGATAGTAGATATATAGATGATACTGTCTTAGTTCTTATTGAAGATTTTCTTTATGGTGTTGAAAATAGAGAATTTGTAATTCAGCCAGCCGAGATTAACGAAGTGGATAATTCAGACTCTCTTATTTCGGCAAGCGTTTCGGATGAAGTGGAATGGGACTTTTATATCGAAGCATGTGAAGTTTCTTCCAAACAATTCGATGCAACACTTCCGCCTTTAGACATGCTAACACGTATGGTTAAAAACTTTGATCCAAAATTAATTCAGTCGGATAATGTAACAGGGTTTGCATCATTTATTCCTGGTTACGGAGATATTACCAAAACCCACATCGATGGTGTATTTCAGATGTTGCCTAGAACTCGTTTGGTTCCGGTCTATAAGGGTCAGTATTATGCATTAGAAATAGAGTAGGAGGTTTCATGCTAACAATTTCATCCACAGGGAATTTTCAGAACACCGAAAAATTTTTAAAAAGAATGACCGAGCAATCGATATTTGCTTGTCTTAATCAATACGGAGAAGAAGGTGTTCAAGCTTTAATGGCGGCAACTCCGCAGGACTCCGGGATGACGGCTGCATCGTGGACATATGAGATTGAAAAAACAGCAACATCTTATGCTATTATTTGGAATAATACAAACGTTATTGACGGTATCCCAATTGCTGTACTGATTCAAGTAGGTCATGGAACAGGAACCGGCGGTTATGTCGCTGGTCGCGATTATATAAACCCAGCTCTACAACCCGTTTTTGATCGTATTGCCGCAACAGTCTGGAAGGAGGTGACCGCAGCATGAGTACTGTTGACAGTCGAATTGTTACTATGAAATTCGATAATGCTCAGTTCGAACAAGGCGCTGGAAAAACAATTAGCACTCTTGATCGACTTAAAGCCGCTCTACAACTGCCCGGAGCCACAAAAGGTCTTAGTGATGTCCAGGCGGCGGCCGATAAAACTAATTTTGGATCTCTCGAAGGCGGTATAACCAAGATCAATGCTAAATTTATAGCAATGACCACCATTGCAATAACAGCATTGACTCAGATCGCTCAAAAAGCTATGGCTGTTGGTTCCCAAGTTGTTAAGTCTCTTACTATTCAGCCAATCAAACAAGGTTTTGATGAGTATGAGCTCAAAATGGGATCTATTCAGACCATTATGGCTGGGTCTGGAAAAAGTCTCGAAGTTGTAAATGCAAAACTACAAGAGTTAAACGAATATTCTGACAAAACAATTTACAACTTTGCTGATATGACCACCAACATTGGTAAATTTACGAATGCTGGTGTAGATCTGGACTTGGCTGTCGCTTCGATTAAAGGTATTGCGAACGCAGCAGCATTGTCTGGGGCTAACTCAAACGAAGCGTCAAGAGCAATGTATAACTTCTCACAGGCGCTCTCGAGTGGTGTAGTGAGGCTTCAGGACTGGAAGTCTATTGAGTTGGCTAATATGGCCACTAAGGAGTTTAAGCAACAGCTTATTG